TCCGGTTCCGATATCAACGCCGATGGAGTATTCGGTGACATCGGAACCGGACGCTGTCTTGTATGGACCAAGCCATCCCGACCCCTTGCGCGTCCCATCCGGTCGCGTGGTGTTCGGGTCGGTCTTCGACAGGTAGAACGGAGTCTTCATCAGCATCCCCATCGCTTTCGCGCAGCCTTGCCGCGCTCCCCGGTCCACGACCGGGACCGAGCGCAGAACGACTTGTGGCGCGGGCTGTCCTTGTCCTTCGTCGGAGCCTGCAACTTGCTCCCGGTCTCACGGTTGTACCGCGCACGACCCTTTGCAGTCAGCCCAGCGCCCTTGGAAACTGGCAACTTCTCGCCGCGACCGACGGCAAGCGACGGTCCCTTCTTCCTAGCCATGCATCACCTCCGAGTGCTTGAGGATCGACCCGAGCGAGTGTTCGCCGAACTCGGGTTGCTCGGGGATCGGCTGCCCCACTTCATCGCACAGCATGAGAGCGCCAGCCAGCGCGATGACGCGGTCGCCGTGCGACTCACGCGCACCGCTCGCCTCGTCGCGCCGTGAACCAGCCTCGATGCTGCCATCGTCCATCACCACATACTCCAGCATCTCGTCGAGGCACTCCTCGCTCCGCACGACGCACTCGCCCTGCGCCAGTTGCCGTGCGAGGTTGCCGAGCAGCGAGCGCTTCGTGCGCTTGGTGCTGGTCCAGCCGACGCGCATGGTGCGCTGCTCTGCGACCGTTCCTTCCTGACGCTGGCGGTAGACATTGCGCCAGCCAGCCCGGTCGAAGTCGTGCTGCATCGCAGCGCCGGGACCGTTGGTCTCCCAGCCGATCAGCGGCTCGCGCCGACCGCGCCACACCTTGCGGCAAGCCTGTGCGACTTCCAGCGCGAGGTCGTAGGGCGCGAGGTTGGGATCCACGAACTCGGCGACGGTCTCGCGCTTGTTCGCGTCCATGATGCACACCGCCGCGTTCGCGCTGCCCGTGCCGTAGGACGGATCGATGAACACCACATACTCGCACACGCGATCAGGTGCAGCCCACACGCGCCATCGTCCCTGCGGCTGCGGCTCCAACTTGCCGTTGATCACCTCGCAGCGCTTGCCGACCTTGCCGAACTCCTCGCGGTGCTGCGTGACGATGTGCGACGCAAAGAACGACGCGCCGCTGCCGACGCTCTCGGCGAAGACATTCTGCGCGAGGTCGATGCGGTCACGGCGACGCAACTGGTCCGACAGCCACGGCGACCATGTGAAGGTCGATCCGGCGAACCCGGTCACGCTGCCGTCGATGTCAACGCGCTGCACAGCGCCGCGTCCCTTCTCGGGATGCTGCCAGTACATCAATTCGACCAGCCTCGGCTCGCCTGTGGTACGCGCAACACTCACCAGCCGTGCGTACTCCGTTCCCGCGCCGATGGGAGTCGAGCAAGCGATGCGGCAACTGGTGCAGTCGGCTGCGGAGCGCCATGCAGCGTCGGCGTGGTCGAGCGCCGCGAACTCGTCGAACAGGACGAGCGTTCGCCGACCGCCGCGCCCGATGTGTTCGGTCGATGCCATGCCAGCCACGGTCGCGCCGCTGACGGGATGCCGGAGCATCATGTGCTGCCGCCACTCGCCGCCCTTGGCGAACTTCTCCGGCGCTGCCGGGAGCAGCCACGATGGCTGACCCGCGATCAGGTAGTCAACCTTCCAGAACAGCGAGTCGGGGTCGCCCGTGCGATCCACCAGATCCTCGACGCGGCTGACGAGCAGCGACTGCCAGCCCTTGAACATCCAGCCCCACACGGCGACGGCGCACACCAGCCACGACGCGCCCATGTCTCGCGTCTTGCGGATCACGACATCGCGTCCGGTCTCGATGCCGTCGATGATCTCGCGAGCCGCATCGCGCTGGCAGTCCCACAGGACGAACGGCGTGTGCGGCGTGACCACCGGGCGCTCGCGTCCCGTCGCGTCGATCTCCTTCACGCGGTAGGTCCACGCGCAGCACTCACACCACGCTGCGAAGTCTTCAGAGAACGCTGCGCGAAGATCGGCTTGCTCTCTCGCGTTCGCGTTGTACACGCGCTCGCGCAGCGCGACGATGCGATCAGTTCCGCTCGACACCGATCCGCGCTCCCCACTCGCGCAGCATCCGAGCGCCAGCGCCAGCGTCGCCGTTCTCGACCTTGATCGATCCGCCGTCCGCGCCCGTGTGTTCGATGCGGATGCCCTCGCGGTACTTGCGCGGTCGCAGCGCCTTGAGCCGGAAGATCAGCAGCGTCGCAGCGCTGCGATCCATCTGCCGCTGTCCCTTGATCGCTTCGTCGGCGATCTTCTCGTAGCGGTCTGCGATCTCGACATCGAGCGCCTCCAGCGCTGCATGGAACTCGGCATCGGTGCGTCGCCAGTACGACGGCGTGTGTGTGCTGATGCAAGCGATGCGGCACGCCTCGTCCCAGCCATGCTCGGGGAACGCTGCCAGCCACGCCTCTTTTGCAGCCGCGATATCCCCGGCTGCGGACTTGGGCGGTCTGCCGGGTCCGCGCTTCTTCAACGGCTGGCTGGGCTGGTCTGCCATGCTGATGGGCTTACCACACCTTGGGCTGAATCCATCGAATTCCGGCTGGATTTACCTACTTGCCTTCCCTGCCCTGTGTGGTACTCTTGTGGTGCGTTGTGGGAGTGTTCCCACAGGCCTAGCAACACCAGCCGGAGAGACACCAATGAAGACCACCCGCAAGACCGCGCCGATTCAGACCCCCGCTTGGGCGACCCAGTTCATCAGCCTGTGCGACTTGCTCTCGGGAACTTGCCGCGACCATGAGGACGCAACACGGGCGGCGCTCCTCTCGCTCGGCTGCACGGCTGACCTCGCCAATGTGAACGGCGATGCGTACTCCGACGCTGCACACGCGGCTCGCGACTTCATCAAGGCAGCGGCGCTGGACAACGCGGTCCACAGCGCCTACCGACTGACCCCGTCGTGCGACGAACCAACGACGAGCGTTCACAGCGCTTGCCGCGAAACGAGCGCACACCGAGCCGCAGCGCGAGCAGCGCTTGAAGCCGCGCTGTGCAACCTCCGTCCGTCCCTCCGCCTGTCCTGATCACGCACCACACCACACCACAAGGAGATCACAATGACCATCGAGACCGACTACGAGACCCGCAAGACCGCTCGCTGCAACCGCATCGCCCGCGACCCGCTGTGCGCCATCGCCGACTTCGTGCGCTGGCACACCAAGCGCGGCTTCACCTTCACGATTCAGTCCACCGACACCGACGGGGACAACGACTGCCTCTGCTCGCCGCGCACCAAGCGCGTGATCGAGATCATCCGCGCCGTCTACGAGATCGAGATCGCGACCTTCAGCATCATCGGACCCGACGGCAACGCCGACGGGCGCTGGGTCACCTTCATGTTCCCGAGCAACCTCAACTGCTCGCCCGAGGAGTCAGTCGCCGACTTCGGGATGAACGCGGTCTCCGACGCATGGAGCGAAGACTTCTACAAGCGTTGCGACGCGCACCGTTGACCACACACCACAACGCACCACACAAGGAGCATCACCATGCACGACCACATCAGCCCTCTCTTCCACTCCGACCGCAAGCGCGACTACTGGGTTCGCATCTACACCGAGGTCACAGGTCTCGGCAAGGGACGCGGTCGCAAGCGCGAGCGCTACGGCATCGTGCAGCGCGGCGACGGTCCGACGGCGCTCCGCCTCCGCGTCACCTTCCTGAAGCGCGGGTCATGGGTCGCGCAGACGAAGGGACCGTGCGGCGACGCGCTCATGGAGTGCGTCGGTCGCACCCAGTTGGCAGCGCTCATCCGCCTCGGCGAGTGGTGCGCCGACGAGTGGAACCGCGACGAGCAGCCGGAGCCGCGCCGCTGCCCCCATTGCGACCGCGAGTGCGAGCCGGGAATGTCGCTGTGCGGCGACTCCGACTGCCCCCGATTCGACTGACACCGCGCCACGCCTCACCCCCCGGTCACGCGGGGGGACGAGGCGCTTCGCTGTGAAGCGCACCACAACACCTCACAGGAGAGACACTCATGCCA